ATGCTGTAGCTATGAACGTATCTAGAATAGGCGTGCCGGTACTAATGCTAGACACAGAGATGAGTAAAGAAGATCATCTAAATAGAATGCTTGCAAATCTTAGTGGCGTTGATATTAACAAGATTTCTACTGGCAAATTTACAGAAAACCCGCTAGAAAAAGAAAAGGTAGAAAAGGCTGCTCAAGAACTTAAAGATATACCTTACCACTATATTAGTATTGCTGGTCAATCTTTTGAAAATATATTGGCGCTCATGAGAAAGTGGATTTATCAACATGTAGGTTTCGACGAGGCTGGCGTCACAAACGACTGTCTAATTGTTTACGATTATTTGAAGCTGATGGGTTCAGAAGGTATTAGTAGTTCTATGCAGGAATACCAAGTGCTTGGTTTTCAAATAACTCAACTGCATAACTTTATGGTTAAGTATGATGTGCCTTGCTTGAGTTTTGTGCAGCTAAATAGAGACGGTATAACCAAGGAGTCTACGGACGTAGTATCAGGCTCAGACAGGCTTATATGGCTTTGTACGAGTTTCTCTATCTTTAAAATGAAATCAGAAGAAGAGATAGCGGAAGATAAAATAGAGAACGGAAACAGAAAATTAGTTCCTGTTGTTGCTAGACACGGTTGCGGCTTAGATGACGGCGACTATATTAGTATGAACATGTTTGGAAGCATAGGAAAATTAGCAGAGGGAAGAACTAGAAATGAATTGCATAATAGCGCAAGAGCGAGAGAAGAGGGGTTTGAAATAAATGAAGAAATTGACTCAGAATCAGATATTGACACTGTGTGACAAGCTTGCGGAAAACATACCAGCCCTTTTAGAGCATTTTGAAATCGACTCAATAGAATATCCTAACAGATATTCTTTCCCATGTCCTGTTCATGGTGGCGATAGCGTAGAGGGTTGTAGTATATTCACGGACGGAGATACAGCTACGGGAAACTGGAGATGTTGGACAAACCAATGTCATGAAGATTACCAAAGCAATATATTTGGATTTGTTAGAGGTATACTATCTTACAATGAAGGTAAAGATCTTCCTTTAAATAGTGTGTATAATTTCTGTCTTGAATTTTTAAAACTGGACGAATCTAAACTAGAGATAAAAGAGCAAGACACAAAAAAAGAAGTCAAACTACTAGAGATATTTGAAAGAAAAATAGAAAGACAAACCAGTAACATTTCTAGAAAACAAATACAGTCTACAATAAGTATACCGGCAGACTATTATATCGGTAGAGGATATAGCGAAAAAACCCTAGAGACATTTGATATAGGAACATGTTTTGCAAAAAATAAGCCAATGGCCGGAAGAGTTGTTGTCCCTATTTACGATGAAGACTATAACTATGTAGGATGTGTAGGTAGATCAATTGATGATAAATTACAACCTAAGTGGCTACACAGCAAAGGATTTAAGAAGAATGTTCTCTATGGATTTAACATCGCAAAAAGCTTCATGGGAGACAAGGGTGTTCTATTCATTCTAGAAGGGCAGGGCGATGTTTTAAGAATGTATGAAGCAGGATTTAAAAATTCCGTTGGTATTTTTGGCGCCAGTATCAGCGACGACCAGCTACTATTATTAGAAAGAAGCGGAGCTTTAAACTTAGTAATATTAACAGACTATGACGAAGCTGGCAAAAGGGCCGCTGATCAAATTGTAAAAAAATGCGGAAGAAGATTTAATTATTACAGGCCGCAAATTTCTAAAAAAGACATTGGTGAAATGACGATTAACCAAATTCACGAAGAGCTTAACCCACAATTAGAGAAGGATAACTTAATATGACGACTAGAATTCTAGCCTTTGCCGGAAACAAACAGTCTGGTAAAACAACATGTAGCAATTTTATACACGGCTACCAGCTTAGATCTCACAATATAATTAGTGATTTCAATATTACAAATAAGGGTGAGCTTGTTGTTGGAACAGAATTTATAGACTCTAAAGGAGAAAAGGAGCAGGGACACGCGCTACTAGATGTAAAAAGGGTAGACTTAGAGTTTTCTGAATGGGCTGTTTACAATATGTGGCCTTATGTCAAAAGTTATTCTTTTGCGGACCCTCTAAAAAATATCGCTACAGAGTTGTTTGATATCAAAGAAGAAAATATTAGAGGTACTGACATACAGAAAAACGCTAAGATACCTATTACTTGGGAGTCTATGCCCGGAGTTATAACCTGTCCCAAGACCGCAAAACTTACACAGGTTAAAAAACTTATAGATAACGGTAACTTGATGTATCATAAAAAAGGTAAAATGACAGGTAGAGAGTTTCTTCAATTTTTCGGATCGGAAGTTTGTAGGAAGATTTATGAAGAAATTTGGGTCTCTAGACTTATTAAAGACGTAGAAACAGAAGGGCCGCTACTGGCTGTAATTGACGACTGTAGATATCCCAACGAATCGGAGGCTGTACAAAATGCTGGCGGCAAAGTTGTTAAGCTAACAAGATCAAATTATAACGATTCTCATAAAAGTGAAAACGCATTTGATAAAGACTATGAGTTTGACGCTGTTATAGATAATCAAAATATGTCTATCCAAGAAACGCATGTTGAATTGATGAAGGCTATTGAAGAATGGGGGTGGCTAGGAGCGCCCATAACTTCTGAGACGGAGGCTAACGATGAGCCTCACGAAGAACCTGTTCTAGTGGGCGGTATTCATCAATTTAGAGATGCGAAATGATAGTAACATATATCAGATCTTCTAGCTATGGTAATTATGATTTTTGCCAAATGCAGTATTTTATGACTTATGTTTTAGGATATAGGTCCGAATCTGGCAAAAAGGCGCAGCTAGGAACCGCCTGTCACAAGGTTATGGAATGTCTTGCCGCCTGCACAAAAGACGTGCAAGATAATCCAGCAGATAAAAAAACCCCAAGATGTACTGTAGACGATGCTCTTGGAGAAGTTAGCTTTACCGAGACAAAGCTGAAAACTAAAAAGTTTGTAGCGCAGCTAATGAAAGACAGCTATGAACACTATACTTCGCAGGATAGTCACAAGTATTATCCTGCTGATTTCAAGTTTTGTGAGAAGCAAGTCGAGACGGCACTTACTTTTAATGATGGTCAATTTGATCCAAGAAAAAGAGAGATAGTTGACACAGAACCTACTTTTGATATTGTTATTGAAGAAGATTGGGCTAAGTATGAATACGAAATGCCAGACGGAACTATCATCACTGGCAACTTAGCCATTAAAGGAACTATTGACCTAGTTACCAAAATAGACGATAACATAATCGAGGTGGTAGACTGGAAAACAGGACAAAGGAAGAATTGGGCTACGGGCGAAGTAAAAACATATGAAAAACTTCTTGACGATGCGCAGTTGCTATTGTATAATTATGCTATATCAAAACTTTATCCAGACTATGAACAAGCTATTATGTCTATCTTCTTTACCAGAGACGGCGGCCCGTTTAGCATGTGCTTCGACAAATCGGACCAAGACAGATTTTTGGAAATGCTTAGAAAAAGATATGAAGAAATTAAAGACAACATTAAGCCTAGACCGATTAGTAGTAGTCGTAGGGATTTCAGATGTCAAAAACTTTGTCACTTTTATAAAAACAATTGGCCGGGAACAAACACTACAATGTGCGAGTATGTAGAACAAAAACTTCATACTATAGGTCATGAAAAAACACTTAAAGAATGTACTAATGAAGGTTTCAACATAGGATATTACGAGGCTCCCGGATAATGGCAGAATTAATTGATTTAAATAACGAGTTTCATTTAGGAAATAAATTTACGCTAGATGTCGCTAGTAAATTTAGCGAAATGCTAGATGACAAGTATAGGGTCATAGTAAAGTACGATGCGCAAGATATGCCAAAGTTTGGCAACGATAAATTTAATATTTTGATATCTACATCAAGAGAAAATCACCAAGTACCAGAAGGGTTTTTTGAAGATAATGTATTCTTAATATTTCAACACTATCATGTACTTGATAGATGGGAGCATTGTTTAGATACACCCCTAACATTTCCTATGCCCTTGGGTCCATTTAGAGACATATATAAAGAGATAGAAATAAAACCGCTTTCGCAAAGAAAATACGACTTTGTTTTTATAGGACAACTTCCCAAAACGGGAACAAGAGATTCTTTCAAGCGGGGGCTTGACAAGCTTGTAGAAGAAAATTCTGGTAAGTTTAAATATAGAATTGAATTTACTGATGGATTTAGTAAAGGTCTAGAACCAAAAGAATATATGGAACTTTTAGCAGACTCTAGGTTGTCATTATGTCCCGCAGGAGCCTACAGTATGGAAACATTCAGATTTTTTGAATCCACGCTCATGGGCGCCATACCAGTTGTAGACAGGCTTCCAAGGTTCTGGTATTATGAAGAGGCTTCATTTTTCAAAGGTGCTTGGGATGTGCTTGATAACACATTGTCAAAATCTTTGAATTATCTACAAACTGGAGATTGTAGAAAGATGCTTCAAGGACTGGCTATGTATAATAATGACGTGTTAAATGTCGATGCTCTAGCTTCTAGAATTAGGCAAATTGTAGATCAAAGACATGCAAATATAGAATCTTCTAGCGAATATCTTAAAGGTTTAAGGAACTTTTTGAAAAATGAATTGGACTCCGATCAACTGTAAAACTCACTTTAGTCTACAACAAGGCTTTTGTAAAACGGATAAGCTAGCAAAGAGATGCGCTGATTATGGATACACCGCTTGCGGTATAGCCGATCTTGGCACTATCTCTGGCGCTGTAGAGTTTCATCAAGAGTGTAAAAAGCATAATGTAAAACCTGTAATCGGATGTGAGTTCGACGGGTTTCTCCTTTACGCAAAAAATAAAGATGGCTGGTTTGATTTGGTTAAATATGTATCAAATCAAAATGTAGATGTTTTAAAAGAGATAGCTGACAATGGCAATGTGCTATGTGTTACCCCAAAGAAAAACGGATTTGCTAAGATATTTAAATCTAATCACGTTAAAATGGATTACGCTCAGGAGGCTATCTACTACGTTGACAAAGATGATGCAGACTGTCACAGGATCATGCTATGCAGTAAACTTAAAAAGACTCTTGCCAAGCTAGAGGGCGTGGATCATGAGTTTTCAGAATTTTTTGACGGGGACGATAGATGGTATTTACCAGATATGACACAGTTATCAATAGGTCACGAAATTGAAAAAAGATGCGAAGAGTATGAGCTTACAGGACCGCCCATGCTCCCAGACTTTGACTGCCCCAAAGGGTTTGATCAAAACGAATACTTAAAAGAGCTTTGTCGTCATGGCTGGAAGAAGAAATTAATTCCTGCAAAAAAGGTTTATTTAGATGTAGATAAACAGGAATACCTTAATAGAGTTAAAACAGAACTAGAGGTTATTTTTGGCGCTGGTCTTTCTGGGTATTTTTTAATTGTGCAAGATATTGTAAACCATGTTAAGGATAAAGGATGGATAGCGGGTCCGGGAAGAGGGTCTGCCGCAGGATGTTTGGTATCGTACTTACTAGGAATTACAGAGGTAGACCCTATTGAATATGGGTTAATTTTTGAAAGGTTCTACAATGAAGGAAGAAATACGGACGATTATATTTCCCTTCCCGATATTGATGTAGACGTTCCTGCGGAACATAGAGATGAAGTTATCGACTATATCAAAGAAAAATATGGTCAAGAAAATGTTTCTCAGATGATTACATTTGGTAGACTACAAGGAAGATCTGCACTAAAAGAAGTTTTAAGAATCAGCGATGCCGTGTCGTTTTCTGAAATGAATGAGATAACAGATTGTATTCCAGACGAAGCTATGATATCTGACCAATTAGAGTTGATGGACAAAGAAGATAGGTCTATAATAAGGTGGGCATTAGAAAACGAGTCTGATAATCTTAACGGATGGTGCAAGGTCAACGAAGAAGGTAAACTAGAGGGTGAGCTTGCGAAGTTTTTTGAACAGGCTATTAAGATTGAAGGTACAAATAAATCACAAGGTAAACATCCTGCCGGTGTTATTATATCAAAACACAGACTTAAAGATGTCTGCCCCATGATAAAAGATGCTACAGGCAAGGATATAGCAGGTTTTGAAATGAACGATCTGGAGTCCCAAGGTCATGTTAAATTTGATATCTTGGCTATTGACTTACTAAGTAAAATTATGGAAATAACAAACAAAGGAGAATAAAATGCAAGCCACAACAGAAGACTACAAATCAGTAATATTTTCTGGCTGCTCAATAGAGTCTAACAAAGTTCATATTTGCAATCTAAAAAACTATAGCAAAAGACTTGTTGCAGATAATGAATATCAAGTTTGGTCTGATAGACATAAAGAGTACAAGATATATAAAAACATTGACGATGCGGTTAAGAAATTTATAGAACTAAAAGGAAAACGAGCATGAATTATAGAGATATTATAGTATTTGACTTTGAGACCGGCGGCAGAAATCCTTACACCTGTCAGCCAACTCAGATTGCTGCTGTAGCGATTCATGCTAGAAAGCTCGAACTCCAGCCGGGAGGCACTTTCAATAGCGAGATTAGGCCAATCATAGATGACGAAAAAGCTATTAAGGCTGGCGTTGACCCACTAGAAGAAGAAGCTCTAAAGATCACAAGGAAAACAAGAGACAAGCTAGCAAAAGCGCCGCTGCCTAAAACTGTGTGGGGCAAGTTCTCGCAGTTTTGTGACAAGTATAATTTTAAAAAGACTAGTTATTATGCGCCAATCGCTGCGGGCTACAATATCAATGGCTATGATATGCCTATTGTAGAGCGCATGTGTCAACAATACGGTCCTACTCACTCAAAGAGTGGAAGACAGGGAATATTT